AAGTTATGAAAATTTGGAACTTAATACTAAAAACATTTCTCCCAACTAAAAAAGAATTTAACCCTGAAATCAAATCTGTTAAGGTTAAAACCAAACAAGTAGTTATTAAAGATAATAATACTAAAAAAGTAGTTCAAGAACCTAAAGTTACCCGTAAAAGAGGTAGACCTAAAAAAAATTAATTTTTATTTAGTAGGATAGGAGTTAAAGTTCCTAATATAGTAGTTAAAACTGTTATAGTCCTAGTACTTCTAAGCGATTTAATCTTTTCATCTTTAGATTGTAAATCTAAATTAAGGTTTATATTCTGCTTATAACATTCAGTATTAAGTAAAATTAAGGAATCTGTTGATATCTTATATTGTTCTAATAAGATAGAATCCTGTTCTATTATACTATATAAATCTTTAACTTCTGCTTTTAAAGAATCTCTTTCGTGTTGGCAAAAATCATAAGAAGTAAGTTCAACAACTACTTGCCTAGCTTGCTCAATAGGAAGACAAACTAACTTATTCTGCGTATCTTTTTGCGAAAAACTCGGTAAGCTCATTATGAGACATACCATTAATAGAAGACATCTGATCATTGTATTTCTTTTTAATTCGGTTTAATTCTTTATTTCTAGTACTAATTGTAGTATTAAGACTATCTATAGCTAACTCAGCTGATGCTAAATTATATTCTAAATTTTCTTGAAGTCGAGTTACTTGATTCAACTCATTTTGATATTTAGATTTTTCAACTTCTAAAAGCTCATTAAACTTCAATTCAGCTTCTATAACAGCATTACCTACAAAATCATTAGTTAGATACCAGGTAATTCCACTACCTATTACTAATCCAATTATTAACCCAATACTAATTGTTAATATATTATTATTTTTCATATTAATATGTATTTATTTTTCTATAAATATATAATTTTTTAAATACCCTACATATTTATTGTTATAACATATATTATGAACAAAGCAGAAATCAAACAGATTATTCTTGAAGAAATCGAGGCAGCTATAGATGATATGGATGACAATATAGTTGATGACCAGGCTAAAAAAGATTTAATAGAACCATTAGCCAATATTTTATTAATTCCTGACGCTACACCTAATACTAAAGTAACTGGTCAAGATGACCGTATAGCACAAGCTATGGAAACTGGCGATGAAGATGAATTAGAAGATTTAGCTGCTGGCGAATTAGACAGAGCAGGGTTAGATGAAATGGCTCGCGTATCAGAAATATGGAAAGCTACTCCTAAATTTAAACAACTTATTCAATATTTTTCTGGAGAATCAGGCGTTGAAGGTTTAACTAAACTAATGATTAGAATCAGCGACCATCTTTTTACAGCTAAAAATGTTGGTTTTAAATCTAGATCTAAAAAACCACAAACTATGTACTTTGTTAAAGGACGAAGTGTTAAAGATGGAGTAAAAGGTACTAATCAAGTAGAAAGAATGAGAGGTTTTGCTGAGTTACTTCTTAACCCAGAAGGATTCACTCAAAAAGATATCCAAAATTATGTAGGTCTTAAAAACTCAGCTCAAGCTCAAAGCTTTAAAGCAAAATTATACAGAGCTAAATTAATCGATTTAGTGCAGGAAGAGGATACTGAAGACGTTTCAGAGTCAAAAAAAAAACTCGAATTTGATTTTTCGCAGGTAGAAACACCTGAAAAATTACCCATTGATGTTGATGAACAAGACTTAATGGATAATATAAAAATGGAATTAAAATCATCAGCTGATGATTACAAAAATGATAATAATGCTAAAACAGCACAACAATTAAAAGGTGCTATAAATTGGGTAGATAAGAACGAACTTACAGGTAAAGTTACTATAGGAGAAATTTATAATTTTTTAACTAAATTTCATAAGCAATTACCTGGTAATGATAAGATGTTTTTGCATGAACCCACTATATTAGAATTAGTAGAAGACGAATTTAAACCTTACGTAGACACTGAAGAGGAATACCAAAAAATTGTTTCCTCAGTTAAACAATATTTATCATCGAAACAACCACAAGAAATGAGTGAATTAGAAAAATATATTAAGCAAGTAATTAGAGAAGCTAAAAATCCTTTAGCTAATAGAATGAAAGAAATCGAAAATCAAGGGCGTATCGCTGCCCTTGAAACTAAACTTAGTGCTATTTCTGAGTTTATTGAAGAAACACAATCTCGTTTAACTCGTATCGATGAAGATGAAGAGTTTAACGAAATGATGGATAGATCAAAAGTTAAAGAAGTTCGTAAGCAACTTAAAGAACTTGAAAAAGCTAAATTAAAGCTTGAAAAAGAAATGGCTAAGATAGAAGGTAAAGGAGCTAAAAGAAAGGAAATAGTTGATGACGCAGTAGATCCTGAGCAACTCCAAACCCAGGCAGCTAATATGAAGAAAGTTGCTACGGACCAAGAAGCGCTTGACGCCCAAGCTAAAAAATTAGGAATCCCCACTTCAGAAGAAGTATCACTTGAACTAAACGAATCTACACTCCGCATGCAGAAATTAGCTGGTTTAATTACTGAAAACCAACTTAAAGAAGCATTAGCAAACCCCCACAAAGAGGGATATACTGTAGAGGATATTTTAAATGGAAAACACATTAAAAATGAGTTTGAAGATTTTACAGGAAAATTTATAAAAGGAGGATATGCTGCCCCTAAAATATCTTACGGTAACATGGATGCTCTTAATGATAAAGGAGGAAGAGTAGAAGCTATTGGAGATAAAATAACCATTAAAGCGTTTAACGGTGGTACAGCTAGTTATAATGCTAGTGGTGTAATACCTATAGTAGGTAATTGGAAATAATAACGGGGGGTTCTCGTGCAAAGTTAGGGAGACATTAGTCTCCCTTTCTTTTTAGCTACGTATATACGATGGCAGACATTAAAGCAATTATAAAGCAGGAATTTGTCAAATCGGCGAGCGATCCTGTTTATTTCATGAAAAAATATTGTTGGATTCAACACCCAACAAGAGGTAGAACACAGTTTAACCTATATCCCTTCCAAGAAAAAGTTTTAAACTTATTAAACAAACACGATAAGTCAGTAATTCTAAAATCAAGACAGCTTGGTATTTCAACACTTTCAGCAGGTATAGCTTTACACATGATGTTGTTTCAAAAGGATAAAAACATCCTTGTAATTGCAACAAAACAAGAAACAGCAAAAAACCTAGTAACTAAAGTACGATTTATGTACGATCAGTTACCTAGTTGGTTAAAATTACCTACAATGGAAAATAACCGACTGTCACTGCGACTTAAAAACGGATCCCAAATCAAAGCAGTATCCGCAGCAAGTGACGCTGGTAGATCAGAAGCAATTTCGCTTCTAGTAATTGACGAGGCTGCATTTATTGAAGAAAATAGAATCGAAGAGATTTGGGGCTCAGCTCAGCAAACACTTGCAACTGGCGGTAGGGCAATTGTATTATCTACACCAAACGGCACAGGTAACTGGTTCCATCGAATGTGGACTAAAGCACAAGACGGTACTAGTGGTTTTACACCTATTAGGTTACCCTGGACAGTACACCCAGAACGAAATCAAGAATGGCGAGACAAACAAGATGACGAATTAGGTGAAAGAATGGCTGCCCAAGAGTGTGATTGTGACTTTACAACCTCTGGTGATACAGTATTTCCTCCTGAAATATTAAATTATATAGAAACTACAACTTTAAAAGACCCACTTGAAAAACGTGGTATGAATAATAGTTTATGGATTTGGGAATACCCAGATTACACAAGGCAATATATGGTTGTAGCTGATGTAGCTAGAGGTGATTCAAAAGACTACTCCGCATTCCATATTATAGATATCGAAAGTTGCACGCAAGTAGCTGAATTTAAAGATCAAATCCCAACTAAAGATTTTGGTAGAATATTATATAGCATAGCTACTGAATATAATAAAGCTTTACTTGTTATAGAAAATGCAAATATTGGTTGGGCAGCGATTCAAGAAGTAGTTGATATGGGTTATGAAAATTTATATTATAGTCCTAAAGATGAAAAATTTACCCGTGATGCCGAAGCATATATTGCTAAAGGATATGATGTAATAGACAAATCTAAAATGGTGCCTGGTTTTACTATGTCACTTAGAACTAGACCATTAACAATTGCAAAATTAGATGCTTATATTAAAGAACAAAGTATTCAAATTTACTCAAGACGTACACTGGATGAATTAAGAACGTTTGTATGGAAAAACGGTAGAGCAGAAGCCCAAACAGGATATAATGATGATTTAATAATGTCTATAGCTACAGCTTGTTATGTACGGGATACTGCTTTAAAATTCGCACAACAAGGTGTAGATTTAACTAAAGCTATGTTAAATAGTGCTACTAAAACTAATTATAACCCATTTTATAGTTCGGCACAAATTAATGATCCTAAAGATTCTTATAAGATGAAAATAGGAAAAGACGATGAAGATATATCTTGGCTCTTAGGATAAATATTTATACACACAATATAAACATTAAATATGGCAGATACTAGCTTATTTACAAGATTAAGACGATTATTTTCTAATGACGTTATTATAAGAAACGTTGG